GACAAACTTTGTCAGGCTTCCGCCTATCTTTACCGCTGAATTACCGAACGCCTTGAGTTTGCTTTTGCTTTGATCGATAGATTTATCGAGTTGTGAGTTATCGCCTACAATTCTAACTGCAAGTTCACCAAGTCCACGCGCCATTATACTTCTCCGTAGATTTCGCGCAATTTCTCGCGCTCTTTGTATAGCTTATCATCTGACATGTCAAAATATGACGTTTTCTTGTCTGTCTTTGGGTTGGGATATTTAATTTCCAACCCTAAGTTATGATAAAGCATAATCTGCGAAAGTGACATATCCCATAATAAATATTCTTTTGTTGCCCAGGGATATAAAAGGCTCATACTCACAAAAAGGCGGGCCAGCCAATTTTTACTTACTGACCCGCTTCCACGTTTTTTGAGTATTCGCCCATGTCACTATAAATTTTAGCCAATGACTCTTTTATTGTGTCTGACATTACTTTAATTTGTGTAGGGTCAACATTTTGCTGAAACCATTCCGCTGTCATCTCTGGATCATGTATAGTACAGAAAACAGAACAAAGCGCAACGCCTAAATCAAAAGCTTTCTTTGCTTCCTTCCCGCCTTCCCCTACTTTATCCATATCGAGTTTAGCCATCTTTTGGACTATCTCATCAAGATCAAACGTTATCCCTGCAGGGATAAATGAAACATCAATCTCCTGCTTATTTAACCGAATTATTTTTTTCGGTGGTCGTAAAATATCTAAGTCAATGACTGTTTCCATAGTTTCTCTCCTTTATGGTATTATGGTACGTGTTATAGTAAATAGCTGATTTCCGGTTGTTGCGGCGGTGTCATTCTTGCCGACAATCTGCCCGGAGATCATCTGCAGCGGGTCACTCTCCTGATCACCCTTTATTGCTCCCTGGATTCCGTCTGCCAATGTTGCGTTATATACAATCAATGTTGTTGTCACAGATGATCCTGAGTAAATACTGACGTTTGTCAGCTTAAACGCTCTCGGTGTCAATGTGCTATTCCCACCTCCAACAATTGTACTCAGTACAGTCGTATTGGTTTCTGAGATAGCCCCACACTGAATTGCGCTTAATACTGATCCGTTGTATTCGAGTAATTCAAAGTCCACTGTGAAAGTCTCATCTGAAATACCTTCAATCGGGTCCGGTCCGTTTCTACCCTGAACATCATATTTAGTTATATTATGTCCAAACGCTGTTACGGCTCCATTGCCGACATTTACCCATGTTCCGCCCGCAGTTGTGCCTTTAGTTGCAGTTTCAATCTTATAGTTTCCAAGCGTTAGCTGTGAGCTGGTAATAGTTGCATTCTGACTATAAGCCATTTGTTCCTCCTATGCTACCGTAGAAACAGCGTACACTATCTGTACATCTACAGGCGCATTAAATATATTGTCTTCAGGTTCAGGGACAAGCCCCGCGTCATTTACGACACTTGCCCTACCTACGGAAAAGCCGTTTTGTTCTCCATACACGCCTAATCCGTCCGCACCGCCGAATAATGTTTTTACCTCTCGTGCCAAATCGCGGGCTTGCTGCGATGTATTGGCCCGACAGTTAATTGTATATGTTGCGTTCTCCATTCCGGCAAAGCGCGTATTGTTTAATTCAAAATAGTTTATACAAGGCGTTGCTGTCCCACCCGGTCTTAATCCATGATACACTTTAGTTCCGACGATTGCGGTAACTGCGGTTGTCTGTAAAAGCGAATAACCAATAAGCTGATATGGTTTCATGATAAATACTCCGCAAAAAAGAACTTTCCGTTTTTCTGCATAATCGTTAATGCCCTTCCTTTCGCTAAATCAAGCGCAGGACGTAAAAACGGGTGTGCATTTGTCTTTACGGTTCCAAACTCCATATACGGGGCATATATAACCGGCGTTCCTACCAATACTTCGCTATCAGTTGTGGGCTTCTGGATAATGTCTGTTCCTATAGCCCCCTGCCCTGTAGGTTTCGTTCCCCGTCCTCTGGTTTGTGTTGTTATGCTTGCGGCCAACCTCCCGGTGTCTTTGGGTGCTAAAAGTTTAGCTTGTCCCTCTACGACAAGCCCCAATTCAAAAGCCGTACCACCTGACCACTTTTTAGCCTGTATCTTGATAGCGTCCCCATTCCACTGACTTTCTACTATTGCCTTAATCATGATATATACTCCAGCGGACAAGTTGACACCACGCCCTGATTTGATACGTCATTCTGCGGGCCTCTGACTTTAAATGTCTTGCTGCTATAAGTCACAACCGACGTCGTGTTAGTATTCGTATCTAAAGGCATTGTATATTCTGATGTCCTCCATGCTAAAATGTGTGTGCTGTCTTTCGCGTACTTATCGCTTATCAATGCGCTTACTGCTCCGGTCTGCCATATCTGCGCTTTGGCTAATACGGTAGTTGTCGTTGCCGTAGTCCATCCTCCCATGCCGTCCTCTGTGTCGGCGTGAGTGATTACGGTAACTGCTGAATTAAGCGTAAGCATATCAACGAATGCCACTAAAAGCACCTCACTATTGTATATGGGGCAAGCTGTCCGATTATATCATCGGGATAGCCATACGCCACCGTTCCGGTTCCGCTTCCATCGTTCTTGTAAGTCTCTGACCAGGGGCCAAGTGTACGCGATTTGATATTCTGTGCAACTGCTTTCCTATCCTCACAATCATATTTAACCATCTGCGCTAAAGTATATTTTAACGCTCTCGGAAAGCTGCATACTGATATCAATGTACTCGCCCCGGATAACTCACTTACTACAGTTGTGCCGGTTACACATGTCAGCGTTGAATTACTGATAGACAGTATTTCTACATATCCGTCATTCCGGTAGCTGCCGAAAATATAACAGATATCGCCAGCTGCAAACCCTTGATCTGTCCATGTAACGCCCTCAGACAGTATTGTCCGGGTGCTTGCGGTATAGGTCATTTCTCCCTGTACATCTATTCCGGTCTGAAAGTAGTTATTAGTTATCAGGTTAAGTCTATCCTCTGCCGCTTCAATATATCCGCCTGCCGTGATAGTCCCGGCTGTACAAGAGATATTTGATAAAACTGTAACTTCAGTTGCGGTTATAAACATAATTACGTCCTGTAATAATATGGAAAGTTCATTGTTACAATAGTTCCTGCTGAAACAGCCGTTACTTGTACCAGATATTTGGTAGACGGCTTTAAAAGCCATTCATTTTTATGTGATGCACCGCCCCCTATTCTTCCTCCTGGATTCGATGAACCGATCCGGTGCTGTTCAAGCAATACTGTGCCGGTCGTTGTCAGGGTCGGATTCTTTGTAATCGTCATCGGGGAAGTGTTTGAACTGTTCCGATTATTGTTATAGCTTGTTATCGTTGTCCCACCTGTTGCTGTTGGTGAATCATAGAGTTTAAATACATACTGTTTATTTGCGCTTGCTGATGCTACAAAATGTATGTACCCGCTCGCAGCCGTTCCGGTTACAAGCAATGTATTTAAACTCGTTGCTGTAGTCCCTGACCATGAAGCGGTAAAATGTACGCCGTCATGTACTGCGCCATGTGAGGGTTCTATAATAAGACTGTTTCCGCTTTTTACATCAATCGGTGTTTTGTCTATATAGTCTGGCATAATCTCTCCTAATAAATTATATGTCTTGCTTCAATTCTGACATAATTTGTTGCCGCGCTTGACGTAAACTTAGCCATATATTTATTGTTGGCTTTCAATACCCACGGGTTTGGCGTTCCCGTTGTTCCTCCGCCTTTCTTTAAATCTACCCTGTTGCCAAATAATCGAGTCCCGGCACTTGCCACTGTGGGATCTTTGGTTATCGTTGTTGGTGACACACTTACAGTCCTTAAATCGTTTGCCAGTGCTGTTATCGCCGTACCTCCCGATGACACAGAGTCTTTATAAAACTCATATGCCCCGATACCGCTTGACTCTACATGTATTCCGTCTATAACAGTTATTCCTGTCGATGGTGTTTCCATTACTACAGTTAAAGTACTTCCATTGCCTATTGTCGCTTCGATCACGGCTGTATAGTAGTTCCCTTCGAATATCTCTGAAGTAAAGCCGTTTATAATTTCTACTTTGCCGCACATGTTGCAAATTGGAAGTGTATTTCTGAAACCTTTTCCTTCTGGCATGTTAACACCTCAAAACAAAGCGGGCCGAAGCCCGCGTATTGTTTATTCTCTTGCTCTCGGTCCCTGGTACGCTTCCCACGAAGTCGGGCCAGTTCCGGCAGTCTGGGTGAATACAAGATTCCCTGAACTATTCAGAAACCGTGATCCTTCAAAGCCCTGTCCTCCAATCAGTACGGTTGCCGCTGTTCCGATAGAAACAGAAGCTGCTCCGATACCTACTGAATTGTAAGTAGTCCCCGCACTCAGCGAAAGGGTGACCGCAACGGTAGAATTACCATTCGCTACCCTAACCATCAGTGTGTGCATGTCAAGTGCTGCTGCTGCGGTAGATGCGCTGATAGTTACAGTTTCCGCTGATCCTACAGAGCCCTTTGCTGTAATAGTTGTACCGGTAAGAGCCGGTTTAATTACTGTAAAAGTTGTTGAAGCCATTTCCTACCTCCTTATACTGCTGCTAAAGTAGTCTGACATTTACATACTTTGTCAGGTCTTACGACCTTGGCACCGTATACAAACAGACCCTTTATGCCCATATCAAAATATGATTCACGCTTAACAGCTTCAATCTTTGTAAGCTGCTGAACAAATGCAATCGCGTCTGATGTAAAACACATATGTTCAAACTTGGTAGAGCTTGATTCTACAACGTTATTTGATAAGAGCAAGTTAATACCAAAAAGCGTTCCTACGTATCCACTGACGAGTACGCCATTATTGAATACTTTCGGTACTCCGGTATGTCCAATAATTCCGGTTGTTGCTTGCAGAAGCAAGCGGTGATATCTTGGATGAATAGGCATATAACGCGGCTGTGATTTCGGCACGTTTCCATTATTCATCTGATAATCGATGTTTGTCAGGTTGGTTAGTACGTTGGCTGCTGTAACTGTTACCGCTGTCTGAGTAAGCCCAGCTTCGGTGTATTTGCCAGCGATGAAAATGTCCATATCGTCAGCCACTTCATATGAAGCCTGCTGCCCGAAAGCCGCCATTGTGCTTACGTTTGCCTGCATGTCGTCAACGTCATCGATTGATACTGCAAAATATTTTTCCTGGTCTACAAGTAGCCATTTGTCCGCAGAATCGGGATTCTGCCATGTGAGAGATCCCCGGCGTGTATAGCTGTTTACAGTGATCGGGCCGATTTCGTTAATCTTAACTTTATCGCCGCCGTTCCTGATTTCGCCTTCAAACTGACGGTTAGTCAGCGCACCGTATACAAGATCCTTTCTCAGTGGTACCTGTATTGCAGTAGACCATATCTCAGGGGTGAAATTTTCAATTCCCATTATCTACTCCTATTGAGCCGGTGCAGCCTGTTCTTTATAGTGGGCCTCAAATACCGACTCGTAATGCTGTGTGTTTTCCTCTTTGGTATGCTTGGACGGGTCCCATGTTGCGCCGTTGCTTCCGTTATCGCCGCTGCCTTTAGGCTTATAGCCTGATGATAACTTTTCATTGAGTGCGGCTTCAATTTGCGCGTCAGTCTTTTCTTTTACGGTTTTAAGGTAGTCTTCAAGCCCGTCAGACTTACCGCCGTAATTATCGACTAACTCAGTAGGTACGTTCATGCCAGTTGCGAGTTTGTAACCTGTGGCTATAAACTCTTTCCGTGCTGCGTCTCTGCTGGTCGCTTCCATCTTGTCAGCCATTTCTTTAAGCTGTTCACTTAACAAGTCAACCTTGTCCATGTTTGCATTTTTGGCCTTCTTTTTTTCAGTGGCTATCAGATTGTCTTTTTCTTCAAGTTGTGACATCAATTCCTGTACCTTCTTGTCGCTTCCCTGTTGCGCTTTCTGGGTGTTCGTAAGGTTCGTTTGTGATTCTTCAAACATACCTTTTAATTCGTCAAATTCTTTTCTGCTGACTGTTTCCGCCTGCTGTGGTTCTTTTGGTTCCCCGGC